GGGGTCGCCGAGCGGCACGTCGCGATAGAACCCGGACACCTGCAGCTTGCGCATCTCGTTGCGGGTCTTGCGCATGACGTGCGTCACACGCTCCGCCGTTTCGAGGTTACTGGCCCCGTAAGGCACAACGACGTCCTCGGCGGGTACGAAGATGGATACCTGCCTATCCAGCGACGGGTCGAAGTAGACTTTCTTGAATGCGTTGCCCGACAAGCCGAGCCCCCAGAGCATCCGCTCGTGCTCGGGGCGGTACTCCACCATGCGCTCCGTCAGCTGGAAGTTCATGTCATCCTGCACCCGGGCGGCGGCGTCGCGCTTGTCGGGGGTCTCCTTGCCGATGACCTGTGTGCGCACCGGGCCTTGGGCCGGGAACGTTTCCGTCATGGTCTCAGCCTGAAACTTGACCAGCGCCTCGGCGAGGAGTGGGTGGTACACGCCGCACGCGCCCGGCCACGGCTCCGTGCGGTCCTCCACCTTCATACCCAACAGCTCAAGCCCGTCGACGTAGGTCTGTATCCAGTCCTTGCGGCTGCTGAGGTCCTCGTCGAAGTCGTCTACCAGCTCGCTGGAGATCATCGCCAGCTGGTCGTCATCAAGGGTTTCCGCTAGGTTTTCCTCGAACTGGTCCTCGGCGGGAGACTCTGCGTCCTCCCCGTCCTCGTCGTACTCGTCGTCATCGTCCTCGATGGCGATCTCGATCATGGGCTCGTCCTGCGGCAGGGCGGCGTCCATCTCCGCCAGACCTGAGGGAGCTCGGTTCAATGCTTTGTCGATGGCCATAGTTTGTCCTTAGTAATACCCCTGCCCCCGGCGACCCTTGAAATACTGCACCTCGTCAGGCTCGTCCGAGTGAAGTGTCAGGTACCCGCCGCGCCGGAACCGGTGCATGGCCATGGATACCGTATCCACGTAGTCGTCGTGACTGCCTGCGGGGAACTCCGCAACCTCGTCAATTACTTCCTCAGCCCACCGTGTGGCAGGGGCCCATACCAGTCCAGAGGCAAACACGTCGGCCACAGCGTTCAATCGACTGATCTTGTCGTTGCCCCGTGTCGGGGTGAAATCTTGGACCGGTATCCCCATAGACCGCATCTCGTATATGAGTGGTGCACCGGAAGCCTTCTTCTCGACTATCACGCTGTCCGGGGCCCACTCACGATACTCCTCGATGGCGCGCTTCTTGAGGGTCGGGAACTCCATGCGGTCGCGGAACGCGTTGAGCAGTATGATGCTCGCCTCCTTGAGCCCGGTTTCCTCGTTGTCCCGGTAGAACACTCCCCACGTAGTGCAGGCGGAGTAGTCGGCACGCTGTGTTTTCTCAAAGGCGGTGTCCCACGACTGCAGGACAAAATCGCAATGGGGCGGGTCGTCGTGCTCCCACGTTCTCCACCACTCGCGCTTGACGATGGCCGCAGACTCCGACACCGGGTTCTGCATGTACTGGGCCATCCACTTGGAATTCGGGACGTCCCGCTTGACCTTCAGCAGCTCGTCGATGGACCAGAACTCAGGCCACAGCGGGTTGCCGCTGGGCAGGATGGCGGGGAACTCGATCACTTCCCACTCGCCAAGGCTGTCGTTGGCAGCGGCGTCCTTGAGTATCTGCCCGGTGAGGTCGCGTTTCGACCACCGCGTATTGTGGACGACAAGGCCGTTGGCGATGAAATTCTCGGTGCGTTCGATCTCTATGTCGAACACCTCTTCCCGCCCTGCGGGAATAATCTCTACGATAGGGTCAACCGTGAGTTCGTAGGTACTCCGCAGCCCGTACGAGGATATTCGGCGTCTTGCCGTACCCCACAGCGAGGTTGCAATCGTTACACAGGAGCCCGCGAACCTTTCCAGTGTCGTGGCAATGGTCGATGCACAGCTTGCCATTCCAATGCGCGCGCGTGTTAGTAGTGGAAGGTAGCTCTCCGCAGACGTCGCAACGATTTCCACGTGCGGATACCATCCGCTCATACTCTGCCATGGTGACGCCATAGCGATGCTTGATACGCCGGGCGCGACGCTGCTCAGGAGTCGAGGGCGGGGGCGTGTACTGCCGTTGGTAGCAAGTGCGGCAGAGACCAGAGCTGTGAACAGGCGCTCCGCACGCGCACGCCTTGCCTTTCCATTTACCATGGTGGCCCATGGGTTTGTATGGCGCGTCAGGGTGTTTCCGGTGGTAGGACTCTCGGGATTGGCAGGGGGCACATAGCCCGGGTTTCCGCTGAGATCGCGCGGGGCGCGCACATCCCTCGTTGCTACAAGCGACATACCCGGTATCAGGTCGCGTAGTCTGGCCCATTTCCGTACTCCATCGTGCTCCACGAGAAACGGATGCCTCTCGTTGGCCCTAACGGTTATGCCAGATTGTGTTTTAACAGTAAAGATGTCATCAACACCACTTGACTGAAAGTTGACGACTTGGGCTACACTCAGCTCCCCATCCTCGTAGGTAGCCACCGTATCCCCGACACGTAGGTCACGCAGGAGTGTTTCGCTACCATCTGGACGGAGTACCGGGGTATCCCCGGTCATACACATGACGATGACGATGGCCCCACCCGGCTGCAGGCGCTGACGAGGGCCTGAGGTGTACCACTCGTAAGTCTTGTCGTAGATGTCCGGGTTGACTTCCGCCAACGCGGCTTCCTGTTCCGAATGCGGATCGTCGATGATGAGCAGGTCCGCACCCTTACCCGTCACGGCACCCCCGACGCCGATAGCGAAGTAGTCACCCTGTTTGCTGGTGTTCCAGCGCCCCGCCGCCTTGCTGTCGGATGCAAGGGATAGGTCGGGGAAAAGCTCATGGTAGACGTCAGTGTCGACAAGGTTACGGACCTTTCGCCCAAAACCAACCGCAAGTTCAGCGGTGTGCGAACACTGGATGACCTTCTTGTGGGGAAACTTGCCGAGGAACCACGCAGGGAGCAGGTAGGAGGCAAACTCACTCTTAGTGTGGCGAGGTCCCATATTGATGATGAGCCGCTTGCACTCACCCCTTGCAACCCGCTCGAAAGCATTAGCCATTTTCTGGTGATGACGGCCTCCTATGAACGTAGGCCAGACCTCCTTGACGAAGGCCATGAACCTGTCCGTGCACAACTGCTTGTTCTTGAGCTTCTCCAGCCGGTCCAGCTCGGCCAGCAGGCGCTCCTGCTCCCCCGGCGTCAGCTTGTGGAGGATTTTGGGTATGTCCCGCAGGGATACCCCGTTAGTGGTAAGTGGGCGGCTCAATGCACCCAGCCCTTCTCGAACGTATGCTCGCGCCGGTCCGCGCTGTTGTGCACGTAGAACGTACCCGAACCGAGTCCACGGGCGTCCTGCTCGACCCGGGGGTGACACCAGCAGTCTTCCATCTCGTGCTCGCGGATGTCGTTCAGAGGTACCACCTGCGCGCAGCAGTCGTTCTCACAGGTAAGCACCTCCCACATGAGCCGCAGGTGTGGGTCGAGATCGCCGGGGTTATTCATCGGTGGCTCCTTCGTCTCCAGCGGCTTCGCCTCCTTCATCTCCGGGGTCGTACACGTCCGCAAACTCGCCATCGAGAATTCCCAGCTCCTCGTCCAAATCCATCGACAGGGGTTTTATATCTACTACATCGGCATTCAGGAGGCGCTTCACCCGCTCCTTGATCGCCGTTTCCAACGCTTCCGGGGAGTTGTAGTTGACGTTTATCTCGCTGCGCTCGGTGAAGAGCCCCACGTCGCTGTGCTTGCCCAGCAGCTCGATGGCCTTGAGCTCGTACTTGATCTCGCCGCAGTCGGCGATCTCCAGCAGCTTGTGGGTGAGCGCGCTGCGCACCTGCGCCATGTCCAGTGCCGCCTGCTGACCGTAGGCCCGCAGGAATGCGGAAGCGCCCACGGCGACCGGCAGAGACTTGAGGGGGGCTGTCTTCTTTCCCTTGGTCACCGCGTCGATGAGACGGGTCTCCTCGGCGTAGTCCTCCGGGTCCACCTCTACGGGAGCCCCCAGACCTACAAGGAGGTCGGCGGTAGCGGCAGCGGAAGCCAGCGCATCGTGGTGGGTACCCACGCCGTCAGGTGTCAGGTCGTAAGGGACCGGGTGGTCGGAACTGGGTTCTAGTTTTACCGTAGGCATGTGTGCAGCACCGCTTGTAGGAGCAGGTGCGCTGTGTAGCAGCATAACCGATGCGCAGTAAAGAGGTAGATGGCAGGTCCGACGGGACCCACGCCGTTGCAAGGAGTGGGCCCCGAAAAAACACCTACCCGTAGGCCGCAGGGTGGTCAAGGAGTCCCTAGGCGCAGTGTCCTGTATTGAGGGGGTGGGGTGTACGGCGGT